ATGGATATCGTTTGGGTAAATACTTGGTATGATCCAGGAAAAGAATCAGATGCTGCTAAAGTTCTAATGGGTCAAGGTTGTGATATGGTTGCACAACATACTGATTCTCCAGCACCGCTTCAAGCTGCAGAACAACAAGGTAAACACGGCTTTGGTCAGGCATCAGATCAAATTGCATTTGCTCCTGAAGCACAATTGACTGCAACTATTGATAACTGGTCACCTTACTATATTCGCAAGGTTCAAGCTGTTATCGATGGTAACTGGGAAAGTGAAAACTATTTTGGTCATATGAATGAAGGCGTTGTTCAAATGGCACCATTCACAAATATGCCAGATGATGTCCGAGCTATGGCAACTAAGGTTATGCAACAAATTAGTGATGGTGAGTATTTTGCATTTACTGGTCCTATTAAAGATCAAGCAGGCGAAATTCGCATTCAAGCTGGTAAAGTAGCTACTGATGGTGAACTAAATAGTATGACTTATTATGTCGAAGGAATCACTGCTCGATTCCCTGGCTAATATTAATTTGGGAGGCCTTCGGGTCTCCCTTACTTTGGAGAAAATATATGATTCCAGTAATTGATTTAAAAAGCTCAAATGTTTTAACACAAATTGAAGATGCTTATACTACTGTTGGATTTGCAGTATTTACAAATGCACTTGACACAAAAGATCAAACTGATATGAATTGTTGGTTTGATGAAATGAAATCATTCTTTGAATTAGATCAAGAGACAAAGAACAAATATCCATATGAAGGTGATACTAATTTAGGATATAGCGTTGTTGGTGATGAAAACGTAGATCCAACAGCACCAAAGGATATGAAGGAAAGCTTTAACTATAATAATACTGACCGCATGTCTGAAGCACTATGGCCAGTAGAACTACCTAGCTTTAAATCAACTGCTCTTCAAAGTGTGGCTGTTGCTGATAAGCTTACTATCAATATTTTATCTAAATTCGATGAAATTTTAAAATGCGGCAATACGCTTGTAGATACACATCTAAAACCTTTTAACACGACTCGAGTCATTCATTATCCGGCTTACACTGGTCCTCTTGAAGATCGTCAAATGCGGATTGGTGAACATAGTGACTATGGTACAATTACTTTATTGTGGCAAATCAATGATGTTCCAGGTTTAGAAGTTCAAGATCTTGAAGGTAAATGGCATCCAGTTCCATATGCGTCAAACGGCGTGGTTTGTAATATTGGTGACTTACTGCAGCGCTGGACAAATGATTATTTTAAAAGTACCAAACATCGTGTAGTTAACAGCCATATACATAAGACTAGATACAGTATGCCACACTTTGTTGATCCTACACCTGGTACTATGGTTAAGAATCTGATGGGCGGTATTGATAAACATGAACCCATTGAGAGTCTCGAGTATTTGAAATGGCGCCTCGCACAGAGCTATTAATATGAAAACCTTTTTTATTACGATTATGGATAACCCTCGATCATTGCAGGTTGCAAAACGTGGAGTAAAAACTGCGCAATATTATGGAATCCATGACGCTGCGTTGTGGAAGGCTAAGACACCTAAAGATAATCCAAAACAAATTCTAGAATATAACTTTATTGGCCAACAACAATTCGATGAAGTGTATTCTAGAACTGATAACTGCAAAGCTGCGTTTTGTTCGCATCTTAGTTTATGGGAATATTGTATTCACTTAGAAGAAACAATTATTATCTGTGAACACGATGCAGTATTCACGGCTCAGTTACCACATAATCTTGAAATGAAAACTACACACTTATGTAACATTGGTCATCCATCGTATGGTAAATGGGTAACTCCAGATTTTGGTATTAATAAGTTAGTGTCAAAACAATATCTGCCAGGTGCACACGCGTACGTGGTCACGCCCACGGGAGCTAAAGAATTGATTAATAGCGCTCGAGCATTAGGTGGTCAACCTACGGATGTGTTTATTAATAATGGCAGATTTCCATGGATTCAAGAATTATATCCCTGGGTTGCCGAAGCAAAAGATAGTTTTACTACTATTCAACAAACAGAAGGTTGCTTAGCAAAACACGGATATGGTGAAGCATATGACATTATTTAATAAAGCTTTTCTTACTGGATGTGATAAAACAACTGAATGGATGCTACCGTGGTTTCTAGAAAATTACTGTAAATATAATGATGCACCTTTAATATTCGCAAACTTTGGCGTATCAAAGGATTGTTTAAAAGCTATATCGGGTAAATCTAAAAATAATCCGATTAAACATACTATTGATATGACAAAAACAGAAGATAAAGGATGGTTTAAAAAACCTAAATCAATGCTAGAAGCTTCTAAACTATGCAACTACACGTGTTGGATTGATACTGACTTTGAAATACTTTCAGATATGTCAAGTGTATTTAATTATGTAGAAGAAAATAGATTGTCAATGGTAGAAGACAAACCATGGTCAAAAAGATCTGGTGAAACCTGGCATAATTCAGGCATTGTCGCTTTTAAGGATAGTCCTCAAATTTTACTAGATTGGGCTGAAAATATTACTAAAGTTAACTTAAGAGGTGATCAAGAAGTATTACATAGTATGTTGAGAATACATCCTATACAAAGAATGATATATATCACTGACTTGCCAAATGAATATAATTGGTTAAGAGTTCAATTATTAGATGGTCAAAATAGTGTTAAGAAAAAGGCTATTCATTGGACAGGTATTAAAGGAAAAGATCATATCAGGAGCTTAATGAATAAATGACAAAAACTGCACATGTAATTGGTAATGGTCCAAGCGCTGGATTCTATAAACCAGCAAAGGGTTTAAAAATATTAAATAATCTTGCTCCCATGACAGTTAATAACGTATATGCTACGGTAATGGTTGATTTTAAAATGATGAAGGCTATTCATGATGGTATTCTTACTGTTCCTGGTGATTGGGTTCTTGGAGCAAGACCGCATAAATGGATGGAAATACGTAATGATTTCTATATGAAATACTCTCGACAGATTAAAGAATTTTATATGGTTTTACCAAAGTATGCTTCGAATTATACTGATTTTAACTGTGGACATATGGCTACACATTATACTGCTAATAAACTAAAATGTGATGAGATTCATATGTATGGATTTGATTCTATATTTGGTTTTGACATTACATCATCTTCTGATTATTATCTTGAATCATCTAGAGACAATCTCAATACTGAAAGACTCACACGTAATTGGAGACCTATATGGAAAGGTTTATTTAACGAATTTAAAGATACACAATTTGTTATTCATAATAGAACAACTGATACATCGTTAATTAAAATGCCTAAAAATGTTGAAGTTCGTAAAGGAGTTAAATAATTAATGTAACATAAATGTCACACTGTTATCTAATACTAAATTAATGCGCTTTTCAGCGCATTTTTTTATGTACATTGATCTCTACTTATGGTATAAAGGTATCAACAAAAGGAGATATACTATGGAAAATACTTATTACTCAGGCAAAGGCCGGTTTCAATCAGACTATGCTCGTTTGGTTAATCTAATGCCAGGTACCGGCGATGCCGATACTGTAGCAGGCGAAATGATCCGGAGCGTTAGCCGCTTAGGACATGAGCTATATAATAACGGCATGGGAAATAACAGCTCAGGCGCTGCTAACTTTCTTCTCAACCACGATTGTATCGATGCTGCTACTCATAAAATAATCTATCCATTTACACGTGGTCGTCTTTATGAAGGCAATTACAATGGTGATACATTCCAGAAAGCGGTTGAAAGTGCTATTGATCAGACTCTCTTTCACATCATCAAGAATCCTGGTCTAGAAACAGAGCTTAATACTGAAAGCATGTTTGATGCCGAAGAGGAAGAGCAACAATTTTGCGAAGAATGTGGTGATGAATTAGATCAATTTGATGGTCATATATGTGACTCTTGCGAAGACCATTTAAATGAAATGTTCGAAGACGAAGAGGAAGATTATTGATGTATGAAGTTCGTTGCTACGACTGGATCGAGGGCGTTAAAACCCTCGTTGCATGGTCGTCTAATATAAATAAAACGATGGCTGTTAAATTTTGTAATGAGTATCATCGTGAAGGTCATGCTCTTATCGAAATGAAAAACTTAGAAAAGGTTAAATCATGAAAAACTTAGATACATTTGATGTTGTATTATATGGCTTTTATCTTGCAGCTGTAATGATTGCTATCGATTATTTCTTAATTCCAGGGGGAATTTATTAATGGAAGATTTCTTAAACTCATTTCGAGATGGAGGTCCAGTGCCTACAACCGGAGCGGATGAGCTATGTGTTCATGCGCTTTTAGCGGGTTATCATCAGCCAAAGTTTGATAAAGAAAAAATCATCGATATGTTTATCGCGGATGCATATTCCGGTCATCTTGAATGCCTTGATGAAGATGAAGTTGAACTAGCTCTTAAGATGATTAAGAATATCCTTGATGAAGCTAACTTAAAGGGTATAAACTTATAAATAGAATAAAATATCTAGGAAAATAATTATGGAAGAAGAAGGCTTTTATATTGATGACGACGGTGTAGCAGTTATCCTTGAACCTATCCATTTTAAATATCCGTATGGCGAGGATGGCGACGAAGATGAAGACGTTTAAACAGCATTCAAAAGAAGACAAAGGGTATTATATTAACAAGGATGGCGTAACTGTCATTCTTGATCTTATTGGTAATCATAGACCTCGAAATAGCAAAAATGTTTCAGAAGAATTTGGACCAGAAATAGATGGTAAAAAGCATAATCCTCTATTTCTTCATCATAAAACCGGTAATCATCAACATGATCTAACCGCAGATAGTATTCATGACAAACTAGAGCGTACATCACCAAAGCTAAGTGATAAAACTAAGGCCGGTATTAAAAGCTATTCAGCCGGCTCTCGTGAACTCAATCAAAACTTAATTGCAAAACATCAAAACAAACCATTACCTCATCCAGAAGAAGATATGAGTGTTCACGATGATATGATGAAAGGCTATCGAAAAGCTGGTACTAGTTTTGTGGCATATGCTGGAGTAAGTAATAGAGTTCATAAGAATATGAAAGCTTCTCCTGACAAATTGCATACGTCGCATACACACATATCTGCTTCAGTTCATCCTGCAGGCGCTACACAATTTGCAGACTTAAAAAAGCATACTGATATAAGTGGAGATAATCTGCATTATGCTGCTTATCATATCGATAAGGACGATGAGGTGTGTCATGTTCATCCGCATACCGCCGTGTATCCTGATCCAAATTATACAGATGAACACGAAGTTACTATTAAACCGCATAGTGTATGGAAACATGTAGGAACTACAAGACACCTAGGTGGTGTAGGTCGCAGACATATTATAGATCACTTTAAAAGACACAAATCATGAAGACGTTTAAACAGTATTCAAAAGAATCAAAAGAAGATAAAGGTTATTATATTGATGATAACGGCGTTGCCGTATTCACTGATATTTTAGGACACGGCGATAAGTCTAGAAGTAGTGATAAGCCTAAAAAAGTTGTTAAAGAAGATGCTTCTGACGTCGAAGATATGGCTAAAAACACCAATTGGTCAAAAATAGGTAATGATAAACACGTTGAAGAAAAGTCTCATCAATTATTGCAGCATCATCAAAAGCATCAAGAAGAAAATCCTTTAAGTAATGCTCAAAAAAAAGCGATAAAATCGTATTCAAATGATTCAAAAAGATTTAATAAACATTTAATCGAAAAGCATGCAGGCACGCGTTGGCGTAGAGAAGAGTCAGACAATCATTGGGCCAAAACGAAAGGACGTCCTGATGACAAGGAAAGAGCTGCGCATGATGAAATGCACGAACATTTGAGCGGGGCTTATCATTCTCTTGGAGGACATCATAAACTATGGGCTGGAGTATCTTCTAGAGTTAGCGAAGCAGTAAGAAAATCAAAAGATGGTATAATTCATCCAGGCGGAGGACATGTATCTACTTCACTGGCCAAACACATCGCTCACCAATTTGCAACTAAAAAGACTGACTGGGGGAACCATACGGGCCAACATCATTACATGTGTATACATGTAAAACCGCACGACAAGGGTCTTAGTACTGAAAAACATGGCTCGCACCCAGAGGAGAGAGAAGTTTTAGTTAAAGATAAATTAAAACATATAGGCACTACAACACACTACGAAAAGACTGGCTATACCACAGGCGACATCCGACATCATGTTGATCATTTCGAAATTCATCACGACGAGAGTAAACCAAAAAATAAATATTTACATTTTTTAAAAAAGAACCTGACGACGGTTCGAAATTCATTACAAAGGAAATAAGTAATGGAAAGATTTGGATCATTCATAAAAGGCACGAATCATGAAAACATTTAAACAGCATTCAAAAGAAGCTGAAGGTTATTATATTGATGATGACGGCGTTGCTGTATTCACTGATATTTTAGGCCATGGTGATAAACCTAAAAGTATCAATAAGCCTAAAAAAGTTGTTAAAGAAGATGCTTCTGATGTCAAACATATGGCTAAAAACAAAAGCTGGCTGAATTGGAGTCATAAATCGATTCATGATGATGATGATGAAATAGAAAATGACGAACATGTTGAAGAAAAGTCAGATCAATTATTGAAGCATCATGAAAAGCATCAAGAGAAAAAACCTTTAAGCCGTGATCAAAAACACTCTATCAAAGAATATACGCGATTTTCAGAAAGATTTAATAAACATTTAATCGAAAAGCACACATTAAAGTCTCGTAGAAAAGTTCCAGACCACCATTGGGATGGCATGAATGGAATTCCTGATGACAAGGAAAGAGCTAGGCATGATGTAATGCATAAACATTTGAGTGATGCTTATCATCCTATGGGAGGACATTTCAAGCTATGGGCTGGAGTATCTTCTAGAGTTAGCAAAGCAGTAAAAAAATCGAAAGACGGTATAATTCATCCAGGTGGGGGCCACGTATCTACTACGTTAGATAAAGATGTTGGACAGACCTTTGCAGCTAAAAAGACTAAAGGTCCTGATGGAGTAAAACAGCCATATGGTAAACATCATTACATGTGCATACATGCAAAACCGAAAGACAAAGTTCTTAGTACTGAACATAATAGCACATGGAAAGAAGAGAGGGAAGTTTTAGTTAAAGATAAATTAAAACATATCGGTACTACAAAGCACTACGTCAAACATGCTTCTAGAAATATGGATGGCAGTTATGATGAACATACTACAGAACATCATGTTGATCATTTTGAAATTCATCACGACGGGAGTAAGTAATGGAAAGATTCAACTCATTTATAAAAGATCAGGGCTTTTATATGAGCAATGGTGTAGTTACTCTCAGTAAAGCTATAGGTGACAAAACTCCTAGAACAAAGAGAATTGAAAGAGGTATATTTGAAGGATTTGATACTACCGGTTTTAAGCAAGCAAAAACAGAAAAACGGGTCGATCATCAACATCACGAACCTCGCAATGACTTACATGATAATAAGAAAAGAACACATATGGATGATGCTCAATTTAATGAAAATATTTACGGTGAAACTGGTCATGAACTCAGCACAGCACATCGTGGATCTAACATAGAAGAAGTAGGCTCTTTATCAAGTAAACTTGAACAAAAAATGACACCAGCGCAACACAAAGCTTTTCGTCATTTTACAACTGGAAAATCTGACACAGTTGGCGATGGTAAAAAATGGGCGTCTAGTCAGATAGCTCGACATTACATCGCTGAGCACAAACATAAGACAGAAAATAAAAAATTGGGTGAGTACCATCCACATGCACTTGTTGGTCAAGATAAAGACACTGCAGAACATCTTAAAACCGCAGCTAAACCTCTTGGCCATAGGGTACATCTTTATTCTGGTGTTCATCCTTCATTTGTACAAGCTATCAAACATGCAGAAAAACATACAGATGGTGTTGTTCGTTCATCGGCTCATGTTTGTGGTACTCATGATGTGCACACCGCAGCTGGATTTGCAATTCATTCCGGACACGAGAATGAGCATGTTAGACCTTTAAATAAAAATACGGATACTCAATATGTAGGTAAAACAACTAAACATATGCTTCACATTGACGCTAAAGCTAGTGATAAAGGTATTCATATGAGTGGCGTAGAAGGTAACACACATGCTGCTGAAGCAGAAACTGTACTTCCACCTGGAACACAGTTAAAATATTCGCATACTACACATCATTATCATACACTACCAGATCAGGGCGATGACGATCATCATAGAATCGATGTACATCATTGCACGATCCATAAACAAGATTAAAAAAAATGCGATTATGCCGCATTTAACTGTGTACATTGCCTTAAAACTATGGTAGTATGGTAATATCAAAAGGAGATGATGATGATTAATGCAAATACCCCACAGCCAGTAATTCTAGTAAAATCAGCAATCGTTAATGAGCTTCTACGCATTCATGCACCGGACGTTCAAGGCGAACAGTCTGTATCGATGGTTCAAGCTAAAGTGGTTGATCCTCGTTATGAACCACAGAATAGTGTATATGAAACCGAATATAACGGTTTTGCAATTGCTCTTGGTCCACAAATCTTAGTTCACACTAAAGAGGGTAATGTATAATGGATTATCAAGTTAGTATCACCCTCATTGCTTGCACAATGTCAATCTCAGCTTTTGTGATTGGCTATGTTCTTGGTATGAAACATGCATGGGCAGACTCTAAAAAATGATAGAAGCTATCAAAATTTTTATTGATACCATTTCAGATACGTTTAAAAGTATTGTATGGTTCTTAGCCTTTTGCGCATTGTGCAAATATCTTGAAATCCTTATGTATTCGGTGCCTTAATATGATTCGCAAATCAACACGAGCTTCTGAGATAGTTATTGACCTTGATGGTCCTAATGGTAACGCATTTTATTTAATGGGTGTAGCAAAACAATACGCGCATTCAATGGGGATGAAAGCATCTCCCATTATGTCTGAAATGTGTGCAGGTACAGATTACTATAAATTAGTAAAAGTATTTGAAAAATATTTTGGTCATTTCGTTGTTTTAGAAACTAGCAATCAAGAACTATTGGAATATATACAGGAATGATGGTATCTCTCACTGAAAAGGCAAAAGAATATATGATAACTCAGCTAGCGTTAGCCGAGAAAAATTATGTACTTCTTGAAGTCAAAGGCGGGGGATGTAGTGGATTTAAATATGACTGGACGTATGTAAACGATGACTCAAAGGGAACAGTTATAGATAGTACTTTGGTTGTAGATGCTATGGCTGAAATGTTTTTATTTGGTTGTACGGTTGATTATATAACCGAACTAGGTGGAAACTATTTAGTTGTAAAAAATCCACAGGCAACAGCTCAATGTGGATGTGGAGAAAGTTTTGCAGTATGATTTATGTAGCACAAATGGTATACACTGATACAGAAAATCCTCATAGTATTTTAGTTGGAACATTTAGTTCTAAAAAACTAGCCCAAGAGGCTTGCAACATTGAGCTTATGAGAAATCCAAAATATCAGTCATGTATTCATTCTTTTGAATTAGATGCTCCAGGCAGTCAACAGCAACAAGATGCTAAATTAAGACCAGAAATGATTTTACATACTGAACAAACTGTGATATAATATAAGTATTGGTCCCTTAGCTCAGCTGGATAGAGCAAGTGCCTTCTAAGCACTAGGTCAGAGGTTCGAATCCTCTAGGGTCCGCCAGAAACTGAGTATGAAGTTTAAACGATTACTCAGTGAAACCCTATAGATTTTGGAGGCCCCAATTTATAGGTCGGTACATTCGCTGATACCGCGAAACTCAGCCGGTTGCTGCATACGTAAAATGCAGATAGAAGAGGGCGCACCTAGGAAGGCGCCCTCTTTGATTAATTAATAATACAATGGTATTATTAATACCTATTTTAAGCCGATTAGTAATACCATAATATTAGTTAAGGATTAACAAGTTGTATAAATTAATGAGAAATAATAAAATAGTCCAGCAAATTGTCATGACAGGTGAAGTAGGATATATGATATATAAAACACCGGTTATAATTAATTTGACATTTGATAATAGGGACAAAGCACTTGAAGTTGCCAAAATATTAAATGCTAAAGTTGTAGAAGAATTTGTGAAAGTAGCTTAATGTATAACAATGAGTTTAGTTTAGATTTAAATGATATAGATATTATTGAAGCCTCATTGATTTATCGACTAAAAAGATTGACGGATAGCAGAGAAAAAGTAAAGAAAAATTCAAGCATAAATCGTATAGATTACGAAATTAATAATATACATAATTTATTAGGTAGACTACATAATCAAAAAGAGTGGTACCGGCCAAAAAATGAGGTTTATATAAGCGGATAAAATAAGGAGAGCGCAATGCTAACATGTTTAATAATTGCAGGATCGTTATGGATAGGTGATGACACACGTATGTTTCCCACACAAGGAACATATTATTTTTTAAAGATTAGAGACAGTTTAAATGTCTATACTGAAAATGGTAGGGTAACTAGTTTCCCAATACCAAAAGATTTAAATGGTGATAATATAAAAGAAGTATTTGCCAATGCATGCGCTCCCATGGTGGAATAGGTAGACACGCCAGACTTAAAATCTGTTGGCCATAGGCCGTCCCGGTTCAAGTCCGGGTGGGAGCACCAGTAAAGTTCGGATAGCTTAGCGGTTAAAGCCCCCCGCTCATAACGGGTTGATCGTAGGTTCAAATCCTACTCCGAACACCAATAATTAAAAGGATATAAAATGGATATAAAAGGACCAGGTTATTCACATCATTACGCAACTCAACCACTTGAATTAATAGTAAAGACTCAAGCGGCAAAAGAAATACAAATGGATTTAGCAGTAAAACAAAGAAACTGGGTAGAAAAAACTGTAGAAAATCATAGAGAAATGAAACAATCTTATGATGCTGCAGCTGAAACATATAACTCATCTGGTAAAATTAAGAGTGAACCCCAACCAGTCGAAGGGTCGACTAGAAAATCAGTGGACATACAAGCATGACTAAATCGATTGGACCAAATGATATTGTTCCACCAAAATACTATTCTGGTTGGGGACATGGCGAACATAATAAACATGAACAAAGCTATATGGTAGACACTCTTTATGATATGACTGATTATGCTTTCTCTATAAGTGGAAAAGCAATTACTACATCAGATGTAGACACGTCTGGCCCATTTAAATCTGCATTTGAAGCATCAACAGAAGGAGTAATTAGACAAGAATTTATTACGTATAAAATGCGTGATGGGTTAATGATAAAAGAAGTCAATGTAAGAAAATATACACCAAACGATTATATCGATTCAAAAGATGTAATTCCACTAGGGGAGATAGTTAAGTGAAAGAACAATTGATCAAAGCATGTCGTATGCATGCCGAAGGTGAGCTTGAAAGAGCTAAAACTAATTTTATGGTTTATTTAAATAATCCTACTGGCATTGGCGAACATAGTGATGTTGTAGAGGCTATGCAAAAAGAGCTTAGCACTATGGGTCATGCAAGTGAACGTCTTGAAATGTTAAGTAAGCATTTTGAATGAAATATTTTATTGCTGCTCCATTTGGAAATTATATAAAACTATCAAATGCGATTAGCGTAACTGGAAGCTGGACTTATCAGAATCGCCCAGGGCTATTTCCTCAGATCTTAAAAACACTTCGTTATACTAAGGATGGATGGCGAAATAAAATAGGTCTGAGGAATGCCGGAATAAAAGAAGGACTAAAAAGATCTGGTCCCAATGATGTTTTAAGCTTAGCAGCTATTGATCATTGGGATTGGATTAATCTAGATAGCATTGTTCCAAGTAATACTTCTTTAGAAATTAATATTAGTTGTCCTAATTTAGATAAAGATGTTGGAGCAGTTAGTTTACCAGGATTTGACTTATGGCCATCAACTAATAGAGATTGGTGTATTTGCAAAATACCTCCTACTGCAACAGAAAGCCTTATTGATCAAATAGTTGATTCTGGATACAGTCAAATTCATGCTAGTAATACTTTATATTCTATTCATGGCGGCCAAAGCGGAACAATATTAATACCATATACAAATAGAATTATCGAATATATTAAAACAAAATATCCTCATGTAACGATCATCGCTGGTGGAGGTGTGACTACAAAAAAAGATGCTGAAAATTATTTTAATCGAGGTGCTAATTACGTAAGCCTTGGATCAGTATGTTTTACGCCATGGAAAATAAAAAATATTTTATCTTAGAACTTAGCGTTTTCCGGTATAAATAATGTCAATTGAGCATTGCATATAGAGAGGAAATATTCGTGACACAATTGATTGATCCACAAAAATTTACAAAAGCCGTTGACCTTTTAAGGTCATTTTTTTTAAATAGAGGCTTCCATGAAGTACATACGCAGAACCGTTTAAGCATTTTAGCAGCATGCGAAGATCCAGAAAATGTTGCAACATATAACTACGAAGGGCAAGTTTGGCCTCTTCCGCAGACTGGCCAAATGTGGTTGGAATATGAATTATTAACTCGCCCCTCTTCGAAGGGGTTTTTTTGTATCTCGACTTCTTACAGACAAGAACCGAATGCAATTCCAGGCAGACATGACACGATTTTCCCGATGTTTGAATTCGAAATGCCAGGAGATATTAATGATCTCAGAGTAATGGAAAGGCAACTGTGTGCCCATCTAGGATTCGATGATTTAACAGAAAAAACATACAGAGAGTGGCAACAGCATTATGGCTTAAGTGCTACAACTGAATTAGATGCGCAGCACGAACTAGCGATGCAAGCCGGTTTTAATAGTTGTATGATTACAGACTTTCCAGAATTTACAAGCCCATTTTGGAATATGTCAAGAAATGAAGATGGTACAAGTAAGAAGATTGATGTTATCCTTGGTGGCATGGAAACAATTGGTAGTGCTGAGCGTAGCACTGATAAAGACCAAATGCGAGACACATTCCACACTATTTCAAATGGTGAATATGCCGGTCTTATTAACCAGTTATTTGGTAAAGATCGTGTTGAAGCTGAACTTGAAAAGTTTCTTGAATTTGATTTCTTTCCAAGAGTTGGTGGAGGAATTGGTATGACCCGCATGATTAGTGCGCTTGATACTCTTAAAAAATAAGAATAATCCAAGGTGGTGGAATAGGTAGACACGCAGCACTGTTTATGCTGTGAATATATAGTCTTAGCAAAAGAATATTTATATTCGTGCAGGTTCGAATCCTGCCCTTGGAGCCAAATATATATAGAATAGTATATATTATAAGGAGATAGTGAATGAGTAAAATTATTGAATTTCCTCAAACATCAGAATTGGATAAACAATTTATGGATATTGAAACACAACAAAAAATTATTAGAGATCAAGCAGCTAAGATTAAAAAGTTAGAAGACGAAAAAAAAGCAAAAGCTGAACTTCGTGAGGAAGGCGGAGTCATTAAGGGACAAGCAGTCTTTCTAAGCGAGTAAATATATAAATAGTATTATCTAAAAGAATACAAGGTAATACTATTATGGCACAACCAATAAATCAATTAAGTTTTAAAGCCAGAAGCCTCCTGTTTGCTCAACTATCAGCAATTGCGTACTCCGGCCTTAAAGAAGCTAAGGCCGCTGCGCGCAGGCTCGAATTCAATACAATTGAATTTTATGATGTCAATGGCGCACAGGCATATAGATTTATGAATAAGTATGATTGTATCATTGCTTGCCGAGGAACTCAGCCTACAGAATTTAATGATATTAAAGCTGATTTACAATCTATTCCAGTAATGGCTGAAACTGTTTCCCGAGTTCATAAAGGATTTAAAGCCGAAGTTGATGAGCTTTGGCCAGCTATATGCGAAGATCTAAATAGAAAACAAAATAATAGTAAAACACTTTGGTTTTGCGGGCATTCTCTTGGTGCTGGTATGGCAACTATCATGTCGTCACGGTGCTTACATAATTTATTCCTAAAAGATCCAGTTGAGTTATATACATTCGGTTCTCCTCGCGTAGGATTTAAAAAATATTGTAATTCTCTTGGTGTAATTCATCATAGATTCGTAAATAATAACGATGTTGTTACACGCGTGCCCTTGGTAATGATGGGCTATAGACACCATGGAACAGAGCATTATATGAATTCTAATGGAGAATTTGTAAATGTATCTGGTTTAAAAAGATTTTGGGATAGATTAAAAGGCATGGCTGCTGGTATTATAAAATTAAAAATAGATAACTTTAGCGATCATAGTATGGATTGTTACATAGAGAATATAAAAAATATGAAAGAGTAGAGATCCAGGAGACTACTTTTGGATTTTCCTGCAAATTGGTTGATTGACGACCCCTGTGACGACTGCACTCACTGGGTGTCTGTTTTACACAAATAGTTATTTACTTTTGTACAAAAATATGATATAATTATATGAGATAAAATGGAGATATAAATGAGAAAACTAATATTAATGTGCTCAGCATTAACATTCATCGCAACGTCTAGTAGCGCTGCGACAAGATTAGCTCATGTGACGCATATTCAAAATAATGGTTATCAGTGTGAAGATAATTCTAATTTTTTAACCTCTATAATCGTTGGAGCTGCACTCGGAAAAATAATTACTGGAAATGACCGAGGCGCGATTGCCGGGGCCGCGCTATCATCATTAAATAATAATAACAAAAGATGCTATAAAGTTCGAACAGTTTTTTGGCAGGCTCAAAGTTATGGGAGACTATATCGAGGTAGCACAATTGTTCGAGGAGATCAATATTTAGGATCTACAATATATGTGGATGGGTTACCATAATGAAAAGAGATGATATGGACATGGAAAGAATGACAGAGATTATAAATTATATTAGCTGTAAATTAATGGATGAGGGTAATGAACCTGAATTAGTTGCCGGCATATTGGCTGCTTGTTCGTTAAGTATTTATAAATCAATATTAAAAGATGATGACTATCAGGCTATGATTGACGAAATTAGTAAAAGTCGAGATAGTATAAGTCCATTTATTCGAACTGAAAAAGCTAGTATTGAAGATATGATAATGGCTTCACAAAGCAAATATATACATTAGAGTTGAAGGAGTATAATTATGGTGCAGTTAACAGACGATACAGAAGCTGAACGCTATCGTAAAATACTTTTGCAACAAGCAAATGAAATAGAAATATTGAGAAAACAAATAAAAGAAGAAGTGAAAGAAAAGTATGCTTATATAAAAAGAATTAAGGAATTAACAAATGTTTAAAAAAGTATTATTAGCAAGTGCAGTATTCATTGTTACGTCATGTACAGCGAGTATATCAGTAAAAGCAGATCCAGAACTGTATTTAGAACCCTCAGCGCCTAATACATTAAATGACAAAAAAGATAAAAACTATGCGGCTCCACCTACAGAACTTCCAAGAAATCCGACCCAGCAGGCAATGAGAATTCCGTGTGATAATACAGAATATGTAATCAACTTGCTAGAAGGATATGGTGAGAAAAAACTATTTGATGCAGCAGGCGTATTGTATATGATTCCTCCTGGTCGTCCTCCACAGTTTGCTCAACCATTCACAGCCCCTGTATCTTTTTATGTAAATATGGATAGTGGTAAATGGTCTATGGTTGTAAGCCAAAGTGGCTATACATGTCTTATAACAGTTGGCACTGACTTTATTGCTGGCGGCAGAGACGGTGGGTAACGGCGTATGGATGCTATACTCGCTTTTTTTGCTTGTAGAGCCGAATGAGAGATTTGTCTTTGAAGGAACACAATATCATAGTAAAGCTCAATGCGTCCAAATGACAACACAAAATATTGTAGAACTATCTCAATCGCTAATATCAAAATTAAATAATACTTATGGCGAAAATACATGGAAAGCATTAGAAATTGGATGCGTAGAAAAAGGTGGTGATCCTATGAAAAGGGTTCCAATAATTAATAAAAACAAAGAAAAGAAACCAGAAGGCGAAATGGTATGACTGAAGCTGAAATTGAAATTGAATTGAGTAGACAAATGTCTGATTATTATCATATTGAACGATCAAAAAATTTCAGACGAAACATGCATGAAGCACAACAAAGAAGCAAGCTAATGGATTTAAGTGTTACACCAGTTGAAAAACAAGAAAGTTATCATGCGTACATAGCTAGAAGATATAAAGAAATAGAGGATACCACTAATGTTTAGCAAGCAATGTCAATCACATTTAAATGAGGTAAATGAAACCGCAATAGATCATATGTATAATGCAGTAACAATTGCAGTTAAATTACAGGCATTAGTACCACTTTTGCTTGTTCATAGTGTTGTTCCAAGTCTATTTACTACTACAGCATCCGATACTATGAAAGATATATTAAAAGATAGAGGAACTACCGATGAGTGATATGTTTGATTTTGGCTTTACAGCTGTTACCGAAGATGAATTAGAAGTTTCAAAACAAGCTATGAATTCAGCCGTTGATGCTGAATCAAGTCAAACAAGATTAGACGATTTGTATAACGCAATTATTCCACTATTAAATAATCTAAAGAAAAATCCTGAAAAAGAATACATTCTTTGGCCGGATAGACTTGCAAAAGTTGAATCATTTGAAACGCATCTTACAAAAATCTATAAAGGTTAGCTGTAACAAATATATTACACTTTAAATTAATGCGCTTAACTGCGCATTTTTTGTTGTACATTCTCTTCATATTGTGGTATAAAGGTACCATGATAAGGAGATCATAATGCAAGAATATCGTGAAATTTCTCAGATGCTTCGGAAGCTAATCGCCAACACGCAATCATCAGAAGATCCAATTCCAGCGGGTCGTATCCTGGCTCTATCAGAACTTTTTGATGATAAAGCCGACAGTATCGAATTGGATATGATTGTAGAAATGCAAAGGAATGAATTATGATTTATCACTCTTATCAAAAGCCAGTTGTAGTTGATCTCAAAGGTAAAGGTTGGGACGATGATACTATTATGAAGTTTCTTGACTATGTAAATAAGAAAGAAACTTTGATTAAAACTGGTCGTAAGAACGGTAAATATTCTCGTGACTCAGACAAATCAAAAGTTTATAGTGCTGAGTTTAAGTACGAACGTACTTATGGTCAGGGTAAAAAGTTTCAAAATCTTGAAGAAGCTCAAAAATATTGTGACAAAGTTTTAGCTTCAAAGACTTGGAAAAAAATATCAACTGCCGGTGTAAGAAATATTGCTTTGGCTGAAATGTCTGGTAGCAGAACAGCTGGCCGTGCATGGGCTCATAATATTGATCTTAATCGTAGAAGCGGTTTAAATCAATATGTTCTTCTCCATGAGATGGCACATAGCGCAGGCAATATGCACCATGATGTACGCTTTCGTATCACTCTTCTTAAACTGGTTTCTCGTTTTATGAGTAGCGAAAATGCTGCTTATCTCAAAGCTTGCTTCAAAGAAAAGAAGTTAAAAGTTACCGAGTCATCGAATATCAAATCTCCAGAAGTCTGGAAGAAAAGCTATGATCGGTTAACAGCCGCTCGGAAAGAAAGGATGTCATCATGAAAATATGTCAGCCAGCCTTATATGATTATCACGATTTAGAATTTATTTCTAAGCTGGTATCAAAACGGTTGGCTGACAACATTGATGACAAATTGATTATTAAAGAAGTAAAGAACAAAGTAGGATCAACCTACATGGAATACACAATGAAACAAATTGAGGTACAAAAATGTTCGAGCAACCAATTCTCGAAGGCATCTTCCTAGCATGTCTTCTTATTGCAACGTTAACATAGGAGAAATATAATGGCATACAATAAACGTCATGGTGGGCCATATGATAGAGGATCAGCAGATAGCTGGTACCGTCGTTATCCAGAACCGCACTATTGGACTGGTGGATCTTATCAGGGTATTCATATCACTGAAGATCGAATGACAAAAGAAGAAGTAAACGACTATTGGGCTGGATTTGATGAAAATGAATCCGATGGTTGTCACAAAGAGTGGTAATGCTGCTGTAACATTTATGTCACACTCTAAATTAATGCGCTTTTCGGCGCATTTTTTGTTGTACATTCTATTAAAAGTATTGTACAAAGGTATTATCAAATGGAGATAAACATGACATACGCACTTTTAAATCAAAACCAAACTTCACTTTCCGACTTCGATACCATTCCTCAAATCATCTCTCATATCAAATCACTAAATCTTCCAAAAAACACACAATATATGATTTTTCCATCACATAATCAAATAACTTCTACATTCTTTCTTTTAACTTTAAATCAACTTATTAAAACATTCAAAAATACTCCACACGAATTTAATTAAAAATATCCAATCAATATCAAAACAAAACAACCAAAAAGGAAACCAAATGAAATCTTTTACTTTTCAACCTAACCCAACCTTTCAATTTTCACTTCTTCCTATCTTCACTGATGGATTAGAAGTTAACTACACAATCAATCCTGATAACACTGTTACTTTTTCTTCAAACAATGAGGATGCCCTTCAAGAATGCTGGGAACAACTATACGACGATCCTTACGATCCTTTTGACCTTATCGAGGTATAATAATATGATTCTTGATACAATCAATCTTCCAAAAAAGATTAAACCAGAAATGATTGACTCAATTGTTAATCATGCGAACGAGGTTCTCGATCTTTCAGATCTTGATGAACTAGTAATTCGTTTTAAAGCACAGAATGATGCTTGTGGCTACTTCGATGGATTTGATGATGACTCTACTGCTGGTATTGAAGTCAACACAAAAAATACTATCGATGAGATTGTTACTACAATATTTCACGAGCTGGTACACGTACAGCAAGTTCTTCACGGAGTCTTTGATGACTTTGAAAAAACTTGGAATGGAGAGTCATTCGGACATCTCGATTACAATGATCGTCCATGGGAAATAGATGCATTTAAGAAAGAAAAAGAGCTTTTTTATTCATGGAACCGCATTTAACTGTGTACATCCCTTTAAAACTGTGGTAGTATGACCTTAAATCAAATGGAGAATATCATGATTGCAACAAATATGGCAGACCGTCTTGCAATGATCGCCGCGATTGCTGAAAAGCGTAAGAATGAAAATGCTCGTAAAAATCGGCTTTCAGTCATTCGCAAAAACACTGCAAAGGTTCAGGTCGTAGCTCGTAAAAAGCGTACAGCTGAAGATAAAAAGCTTTCAGATTTCACTGGCGGTCAGGAAAATATCAATCACTATACTGACGCATCTAAGTATGCTAAAACATATTATGGCGAAACTCTTCACGAGACAACTCGTCATGACACAGATTGGGGTAACTACTAATGATTAATCCATTATGGATCGCATTCACTCTATTTTTCGGTGGGCTTGGTATTTGTCTTATAGTACTAGACTCGCTTTCAGGATACTTAATTTGCTTCGGTGTATTGGGTTGGTTGTTCGTAGCAAACAATACAGGTCAACTGTTCATCGAAGATGATGAGGATTATGAAAATGACTAATGAGCTTATTATCTTAATGGTTACAGTCCCTGTAGTAATTGCTGTAATAGTAATGTGCGTAGATGTAGGAAACCGGTAATGGAATACATAACAAATAAATTGTTAGAATTACTACAAATAATTTCTTTTAGTTTACTTGTAAGTGTACTTGTAGGAATTATGCTGATGCAAGCCGCCGCTTTAGTGTGGATGTTTTGGGATATGTTTATACGTAAGGATATGTAATGGAAGATTGCAAAACATTCGCAAAAGCATTTTCATTTGCAGAACGTGCTCACGCTAATCAAAAACGTAAGTATACAGATGAGAAATATTTTTCGCATTGTGTAGCGGTTTCTGATATGATCGAAGAGTACCTGGACACGCACGTGGTTGATGTCTCAACCACTGTGGCGATGTCTGTGGCTATGCTGCATGATGTTGTTGAAGATACATCATTTGATCATATGGACATCAGAGAGCGGTTTTCAGACGAGATTGCAATGGGTGTATGGTTTCTGACTGACACTGAATCGTTTGTTGGCAATCGTAAACTCCGTAAAAAGCTTGATCGTGATCGTTTGGCAAATGCGCCAGAGTGGGTAAAATTGATCAAGAAATTTGATATCGAGCACAACTGCGAAAGTATCAAAAAGCATGATCCAAAGTTCTATAAAATATTCAAGCAAGAAACTGATGAATTGCTTGAAGCTATGGGTATGCAAGACGACGAATACTATACAGAAGCTGAACGATATCGTAAGATACTTTTGGATCGTCAATGGTCCAGCTGATATTCAGCTGGCATTTTAAAGGAGGGCAATAGTGGTATCAGAAATTCAAACTCACGGGTTCGAAAAGGAGGAAAATGAACATGATGTTGTGGACAAGGTTTATTTAGATATTAAGCCTCGCCCACAGCAATCTGAAGTTGTTCAATCACTTAAAAATCAAGCAGGTGAAGAATGGAAGTCCAGATGTACTGAGCATTATGCTTGGAAAGCAGCTGAATATATTATTGAGCTTGAAAATGCTTTGCAAAAAGAAAAGGAAATACAAGATCATATGTGGAGATCTATGAGTCGTATCGAACGGCAAAGAGATGAAGCAAGCGATACTAATAAATTCTTAAGAAAACTTATTAACAAGTATCATTTAGAAAATGATGCATTTACCGGAAAGGGTAATATCAATGACTGAAGATCGTGATAACTATATGAATATGCTTACATCAGGCGTATGTGAAGTGACCTTTACAAAAGTAAATGGCGATAAGCGAGTTATGACTTGTACTTTGCTAGAAGGTATGATTCCATCGGCTGAAAAAGATGAGCCTATTACTCAAAGGAAAGTTCGTGCCGTAAATCCTGAAGTCATTCCTTGCTGGGATACAAAGGCAGAAGGCTGGCGGTCTTTTCGTGTTGATGGCGTGCAGGAATGTAAATATGTTTATCGCCAAAAAGTTTATTCTGTATAGCCGCATTTAACTATGTACATCGCTTTAAAACTATGGTAGAATCGTATTAACAAAAAAGGAATATATAATGTCTATGCATATGATTCAAGGTGTACAAGTACACGGCAAATCTAAAATTAAAAAGAAGCCTGGTTGGAAAGCAAGAGAAGCTGAACATCAGGCTTTTCTTGATCGTATGGGTGTGAAAGGTACTAAGCAAGATTATCGTCACGAGCGTCCAAAGTTTAAAGTTTCAAGAGATCAGCTGTCAAATACTATCGACAATGGTGTGCTCAAAGAAACGAATAAATACACTGGTAATGAGATCGCTGGTATTGTTGTTACGCATAAAAGTAATCTTATGCCAATTCGTAAAGATAACAAGCAAGGTATCATCGATGCAGCTAATATGCGCCGATGATTTTAGATAAACATGTTATTAAAGTGATCAGTGATAATGTGAATATGACGGTGCCATATTATCTTATGGCATCGTATGCTTATTATGAGAAAGACGATCCTATATTGTCTGATGATTTTTACGATAAATTAGCAAAGAAAATTCTAAAACAGTGGGATAGTATTGAACACTATCATAAATATCTATTGAGTAAAGACATGTTAGAAGCTGGTAGTTATATTGGAAAATATCCAAACATCGTTCTTGATGCGCTGGAGAACTTAAGAAAGACCGTTAAGAAATGAATCAGAACGATAGAGACTTTATTATTCAGACAGTTGAAAGATTAATAAATGCTTCGGTTCGTACGCTTACAAATGCTGAAATATCAAGATTAAAGGGTTTAATTAAAAAAATATGATTACAGTTGAACATGAATTTGATCACAGTATCATCACCATCCTCGATAATCAAGGAAAGACTGATGATGTAGAAATTATAGTTGATGAGGAACTTTGCTATATTCGTCAATACAGTGATGACGATGATTTTAATATTGTTGTGATATCACCTTACATGTTAAAAGAATTGATAGCGGCCTATGATATGGCTGAAGGTTCATACGTTACTAACGGAAAAAATTAAACAAAACGCATTTAAAGGTGTACATTGCTTTTAAACTGTGATAGTATTATCTTATGCTAAGGAGATATCAATGAACGAATTCTTATCAATTAACTCTAATATTACTTTCGGTGTATGCATCGCTGGTCTTATTTTTGTTTCTTATGTACTCGGCCAGCGTAATGCTAAGGAAGCCGAAGTTGAAGGTATTGTGGATCTCGTAATTACAAAATTATGTCATGAAGGCTATATTCATTATGAAGAAATGGATGATGGCGATTACGACTTGATTAAGATAAAGGATTATGATAATGGTAGCGCGTAAGACAGCAAGAAAAGTTAAAGTTAAGCCAACATTTTCTCGACGTGCACAGACTGGTTTTGCGGCAGCACCTCAAGATAACTTTCGTGATTTTAATGATTACGTCCGGACAGAAGTTGATAAGAAAGATGTTATAAGCAAGATTAAGTCTTATATCAGAAAATCTGTTCCTAAAGCTGATGCCAGAATTGCTATGGACGCGCCTGAGTGGTCCTTTGCGGGTCTACCTTTATTGGCATCTACTATTGTATGGAAAGAAATGGATAAAGAATTCCCAGCATGGTGGGATGCTGATAAGGTTCTGAAAAAGCATGTGAAGGAATTACTAGCACGCGGTAGAGCTAAACAAGCTGAAAAGGCTAATAAGCCAGAAGAAGCTGGTCTAGTAAAGAAAACAATTCAAGAAATTATTCAAGAGCGCACATCCGAATTTATTGGCGGTATTGATAATATAGTAGATAATTGGGAAACTGCTGGCGACTATTCAGTCTATGATGAATTAAAGAAAATCGACGCTCCATATAATATGGCTAAGACTGCTTTCGCATATTATACACCTCAGGTGAATGAAATCAATGAGCTTGTCAATGATAAGCCTGAAGATCTTCTTGAGGCATATTCAAGCTGGTCAACATCACGTCGTAAAAAGTATTTAAAATTTCTTACCGAATTATGTGCTGAAATCGAAAAGTATATGGCTTCGAAAAAAGCTTTACGCGCTACTCGTAAGCCTAAAGTTAAAACCGCAGACAAACAAGTTGAAAAACTTAACTACGCAAAAGAGTCAAAAGAATATAAGCTAACGTCTATTACACCTACTTCAATTATTGGTGCAATGCGGCTTTACACTTTTAATACAAAGTATAGAGAATTAACTGAATACGTGTGCCAAAAGGCAATCGGCTTTGAAGTCAAAGGTACGACTATCCTTGGTCTAGATGCTGACTTATGTCGTAGTACACGTCTCCGTAAGCCTGATGAATTTATTCCAGCAATCTTGAGTAAATCATCAACACAGATCAATAAAGAATGGTCAAAGCTTACGACTAAAATATCAAAAAATGTTAATGGTCGTATTAATAAAGATGTTATCATATTAAGAGCTTTGGCAAAGTAGAAAGGAATAAAATGAGCGAAGAAATACAATTTATGAATCGTGCAAAATTTAGTAAAATTATTGAATCACAGGTAATTGATAAGAAGCTATCGTATATGGATGCAGTAATTGAAACGTGTGATATGACAAATATCGATCCACAAGATGTTAAAAAGTTTATCTCAAAAGTAATTAAAGAAAAAATCGAGGCTGAAGCGATGAGTCTTAATTTTTTACCAAAGCAAAATGAATTGCTATTTGAATGATACGTTGGTACGATTATGTAGCAGTGGCTATCATGACAGTGTTCATGTTTCCAGCCGCAATAATGATATTACCTCCAATAATTAATTTTAACGCTATCATACCTCTGTACGCTTCTTGGTATATGTGGGTAATGTACTGCGATAAAAGACAGAGTATGGAAAATGACAGATAACGAAATACAAGAATTTATTAAAATGTTTAAAGGAGTGTTACCAGACCCAGACAACTATCCGGCAACTTTCGACTATTACTATCAACTATATAAACACACAAAACAAAGGAACCAAAATGTTTGAACTAATTATGATCACAATGCTCTTTTTAAATGACAATGAAGAGTTTTTTAATGCCGGACCGGCAAATAAAGAAGCTGGCCGTACATGGCAATATACTGGAACTCAACCAGTTCCTGAAGGTCATGTCGCAATCCCATCAGTTAATCCAGACACTGGTAAAGAAACAGTTATGTTTATCAGGAAATAATGATATATAGTGATGTACAAAGCGTACAATACATTGTATAATAATTCAGTAATATAAAAAATACTTCAGCAAATATAAGGAATATAATATGTCTTTTGCAAATCTTAAACGTGACCGCGGTCAAATCAGTAAACTCGTCGCAGCAGCCGAAGCTGTTGGTGGAGGGGCTTCTTCAAATAAATATACAGATGATCGTATGTGGAAGCCTACTGTTGATAAACAGAATAACGGTTATGCCGTTATTCGCTTTCTTCCAGCTACCGAAGGTGCCGAACTTCCATGGGTTCGTTATTGGGATCATGGTTTTAAAGGTCCTACCGGTAAATGGTATATTGAAAAATCGCTTACATCTATTGGTCAAGATGATCCAGTTGGAGAGCTTAATAGTAAGCTATGGAATACTGGATTGGAAGCTGATAAAGAAACAGCTCGCCGACAAAAACGTCGTCTACATCATGTGTCAAATATCCTAGTTGTATCTGATCCAGGTAATCCTGCCAATGAAGGTAAGGTATTTCTCTATCAATACGGTAAGAAAATCTTTGACAAATTAATGGATGCTATGCAGCCAGAATTTGCAGATGAAGAACCAATCAATCCATTTGATTTTTGGACTGGTGCTAACTTCAAACTAAAAATTCGGGATGTTGAAGGTTATCGCAACTACGATAAATCAGAATTTGCTTCTCAAGAAGTACTTTCTGAAGATGATGCAAAACTTGAAGGTCTTTACAACTCTATGCACGATTTAAATGCATATACAAAAGATGGCTTTAAGTCTTATGCCGAACTAAAGACCAAGCTAATGAGTGTACTAGGTGAGGCAGCAGTTGCCGGCGCGCCTACCATGGCTCAGGAGCGTAGTCTAGGTGAAGAACGACCAGCCCCTGCTATTAAAGCAGTGCCTGAACCTGCAATGAGTGCGGTGTCAAGTTCGGATGATGAAGATGATATTATGTCCCATTTTGCTAATTTAGTCAATGATTAAATAGCTAAATATAACTGAGAAATGCCGGCTTTATGCCGGCATTTTTTTTATTAATATACGCGAAGGTGTTGCCTATCGAAGGTGTTGCCTATTTGGTGGCCCCCATCCTTCAAATCTAGGGTCCATTTTGGCAAAAGAAGATCCAGCCGGAGCATGTCCGCCAACTACTGCTGAGGAGGTTGAAGTTGTGCTATTGTCAATGTTTCCAATTACTACACCCTGTGTGTTATGAAACTTGCTAGCTTCCATTGCAGTGAAAGCGGCTTTTAAATCATCGGCAACTCTTTGCTGAGAAGGCATAAGTTTTTTTGTAACTGCAGTACCGGTTAATGCATTATACAATGCAACCCCAGCTCCCGCTAGAGTTTG